GATTTTATCCGCCGCGTCCATCGCTTGCCGCGCGACATCATCACTGTACGTCGGGGATATTTGACCTCGGTATTGGGGGAAAACTGCGTAAAGTTGCTCTAAATAGCGGCCCCATGCGCCTTGCCGGTCTGTTTCTGGCAATAGCATAATGCCAGGGATTTGCTGGCGCAGAACAGTATGTTGCTTTAGGCTGTTATCAAGTGCCGCTGTTTGCGCTTGCATTCCTTCCCGGCGCGCGGCAATAGCCGCGTTAAGCGCAGGACCGCCAATGGTCGGCGCAACCGCCAACACGCGACGGCTGGTTTCAGGCGACATGATGTCGACGTTAGGATCGGACAGATATTGCCGCAACGCGTTACGTTCCTGCTCCGCGCCTTGAAGCTGTTGCGACCGCATACGGTTCAGTTCCAGCCCCTGCATGGCGCCGACAATGCCGGCAACGTCAGGCGCTTGGAAGGGACGGATTTGATTTGCGATAGTGTAGTCAACCATTAGTCCGTCTCCTTATATCGCGCCGGTGCCCACAGGAACGCCAGCAGCTTGGTACACCGCCGCGTTAGACGCGGGGCCGTACCCAGTGCCGGCTTGGCTAATTGGTATTGCGTTTTGATAGTAACGCCCCATTGCTTGATATAGCGGGTACTGCATGTACAGATTAGCGCCTGTGCTAAGGCCGCTGGTCAACGCGTTAGCCATACCGGTGTAGCCCGACGCGCGGGCAGCGCCGGCGCCCATTTGCGCCCCCGCAACGCCCTGTCCGGTTTGCCCCGCCGCACCGGTCAACACATTGGTGCTGGTTTGGCTCGCGCCCATAAGGCTTTGCAGAGGATTAAGTTGATTGGCGCGGTTTACTTGGTAGCGGTTGAACGCGTTCTGATACTCTTGCGAAGCCAAGTCCTGCCCAAACCGTTGGGTGCCTTTCAGCGTGGCGCCCGATAAAAGACCGCCCCTTGCAGCGGCAGATCGTTCAAGCGCCTTCATGCCTTCGCTCATGCGAAACCCGTAACCGGGGTCGGCAGTATAGTCGGCCATGGTAAAGTCGCGGGCGTATTTACCATAACCAGGCGCAGTTTTATCTTCGCTTAGCGCCAAATAATCCAACAACCTGTTTTGCGCGGTCAGGCCGGCTTGGCGAAACGGTTCTTGCAGTTCAACTTGCCGCTCAAACATCGCCGTTTGCGTGTCGGCGGCGCGATTAGCCGCGGACTTTTGCGCTTTGGCCGCTTGGTTGGCGCCGTACAGACTAGCGCCGGTGCTTAGCACAGAAGCGCCGGCGATAGCCGTTACTGGTTCAGGCATCAGAAAACTCCTTTTTGTAGGCGTCGAAGTTTTCGCCGTATAAAGACATAACCGTAGCCGCCTTTGCCAACGCCGCGTCCTTGCCTTGAGCCAACAAGACAACCATTAACACGACATCATAATAGGATGCACGCCAAATAAAAGACCGTTCGTCAACTTGCCCGGCGCGCTCGGCGTCATCGGACGCCACCCATTTCAAAAACGCATTGGCCAAAATAGGCAGCAAATTCCCGCTGTTGGCGGCGAAAAAAGGATTGGCCGGCATGTGGATAAGGCTGCGCCAAACGGCGTCGTGCAATGCTTTACGCTCCACATTGTCGCCGTCGGCCACATCGTCAAACACTTGGATGACTGCCCAAAGGTCCAGCAGCCATTCCGTAGCGTCAGGCGGCAGGCCTAAAACGTCGATAAACAGAGTCCGAAGGCTATCTTCTGAGGTCACTGCGTTACCTGGCGCCCGCTGGCGCGGATGTTGATCGCCGAAGCCGTGCCGGCAATCGTGGAAATGAACCCGCTTGGGGCCAGTATCTGGCCCACAATCTCGGGGAAAGTGTATGTCTCACCGGCCTGCAACGTCTTGGTCTTGACAATCAGGTTGTCGTTGCCGGCGGACCCGGCGGCCGTGACCAGATTGACGCTGATCGTCGCGGCGGCGGCGCTGTAATTGGTCGCTGTAAACTTGTCGATGATGGTCGTCACGCCGGTCGAGGTGTACTGCGTCGTCTGCGTGGCTTCGGCGGTCTTGGCCGGGATTAGAACGGTTACGGTAACGGCCATGTTACACCCCTTGGTTCGACGGCACGGATGCCAAAGATATTGTTACAATAGCAGATGGCGTGGCGGGGCGGACAGGCCCGGTTTTCGCGCCGATATATTGGACTGTAGTAGCCGAGTTAGTGGTCGCCCACATCAACTCAACATAGTCGTTTGGCGCTAATTCCACAAACAGATTTAGCGCCCCAATCAGGTGCCCGTCTATGCCGCCATGACGGTTGGGCACCGAGAATTGGCTGTTGGTGTCGGCCACGTTCGTGCCGTTCTTCCTCATCCACACGTCCGTGTCGTGGATGCTGGCGTCGGTGTTGACAAACTGGATGCTGAATTGGACGTTGTAAGTGCCCGCCTCATGCACGAAGATCTTAGATTTGCACGTCCCGGTAATGGTCGTGGACGCCACGGTCTGCGACGCGCTGACGACGTACGTTCCCGTGCTGCCGTCCGTGCCGGTGGTCTGCGACACGATGTAGGTGCCAGCCGTAACGCCCGTGCCGGTGATGACCATGCCGGGGTAGATAGGACCGGCGCTAATTGCAGTCACGGTCATGGTGGTGCTGGCGGGGCCGATGGACGCAGTGAACGTCGCCGTGCGGTCCTGCAACTCGACATTCCGCTCTATCTGGATTGTGTCGTAGACCAGCGGATATGCCGTTGTGGTAGAGCCGTCTGGTTGGTTGGCTGTGCTATAAAACGCCCCAAAGACAGGGTTAGGCGCCTGCGGCGTAAGCGGCGGCGCAAGAGAAAGCCCTTGCACCTGGCTTTGCAACACGGCGATCTGCGACTCTTGTGCCGACCCGTCAGGCGCCGCCAACAGCCCCGCGACAGTGCGAGAGGCGGCAAACTGTTCGTCCGTGGCGCTAGGCGGCCCGACCTGAAGGTCTTGCAGCGAAGTCGCGTTGTTGCCGCCGCCGGTTAGATTGAACAGGTTAAAGAAAAACCGATACCACTCCCGCGACAACAACCCGGTGCGGTCGTCGATAAACGGGACGCGCGGTGCCGGGATGTTGGTGATGTTAGGTGGGCTAGGCATTGGTCGGGCTGGCGCGCAATTCAGCGCCCATAATGGCAATTTTCACCGCGTCGGTGCCAGACACCTCGTACACGCGGTCGCGGATTTTAAGCGTCATTCCCAGCCGGCGCCAAAAAGCGCGTTTGCCGTAATTGCCTATAAGGCCAATAGAGGTCCAATGTTCGTTAGACCAAGTATGGCCGCCATCGTCTGACCACCGCAACATGGCTTGCGGATTGTAGCCGGGCGCAGCCGGGTAACTGGTTGTGGTCAGATACATTGGTGGCACAAACGGAATAGGATAGTCGGGCGTGTCCGCAATAAATTCAAACCCATCGTTGGCTTCCGTAGTCAACTCAACGCCGGACTCGGTAGTTATGTCGTTTTGAACATATTCGGCAATTATCAAATCGCCGTTTTCCGCAATCAAATCTTGCGCGTCGTATGCGGGGTATAGGTTTAATCCCACGCCCGTTTCGCAATCCAATTGCAAGCTGTGGTGCGCCGTGCGGAGAAGCGTATTTTGACCTGACGGTATTGCTCGCCAGGACCGCAACCACCGCTGTATAGCGCCGTTGTCAGCGTAAACATCTAGGTCAAAAGCGTAAATGTTGCCGTTCTCAAAATCGCCGACAACGATTTCGTCGTTAAACGCCATTTGGCAGTTGCTGCGGTGGCGCGTAAACTCGCCGTTGGTCCAGCCCGCGCGCTCGTGCCAGGCTTGCGTGGCAAGGTCGTACACCCACGTCGTATTGGCCTGCGGAAAGATCAGCACATAGAATGAATGGCCGTCTTGCTGATAAGTATAGCCAATAGCGTCAGACAGATTGCCGTATTGCTGAATGTGCCATTCAACCGCGTGGGTCGAAATGCGCTGCCCAATGTAACCGTTGGCGCGGTATACCATCCCGCGTCCGCGGGCGTCCGCGCCCAGCCAAAACACGGTGTTGTCCATTTTAGCGACGGAATATGGCGCCGTGCAGCCAAGTTCGTTGGACGCGCCCTGGATGCGCTGAAGGGGAAAATCCGCGGTGCCGGCGTCGTACCAAACTTCGGTAGAATTGGTGCCGAACAACCAGATTTCGCGGTTGCTGACTGTAAGAGACACAAGACCGTCAGGCGATCCTTCGGCGCTGGCGAAGTCTAATGGGTCAATCGCCGCGCCGTCGAGCAGGCTCGTCACCCACACCTTTTGGCTGTTGGGTTCGTTAAAAACAAAATACCCGTCGATATATCCAACAGTGACCGCGCCGGGAAAATCAGGGTCCGTGATTTGCGCGAACACATTGGTGCTAGAGTTATAGATGTAGCTTGGACCGTTGGCGGCTACGAACAGTTGGGTGCCGTTGTCTGACATGGATACAGGGCCGGTGTTTGCTATAGTGCCCAGCGCCGTTGCGGTCCACGCCGTTGTGATTTTGTAGAGGGTATTGCCCGACACAGCATACCCAAACCCGCCAAATTGCCACAGGCCGCGGATCGGCCCGGTGCCTATTGTGGCCAGAAGACGCAGACCTGGCGCCCGCTGAAGAAACGCCGGTTCCTTGCCGCCTTCCGGTACGAGTTCTGGAAAGAGGTTGACCATGCGGCTGTCCGCAGCGTTGACGCTGCGGGCCACATAAGTTGAGCCAAGGATCGGCGTTTTCATAAATTACGCCAGCACGGCGCCGCGAAGCGACACGGCCCACCAATCAGTGCCAAGGAACTGAAGAATACAGGCGTCGCCGACAGCATTAAACGTGATAGTTGTGCCGGCGCCAAGGTTGGTAGGCGTCAGAATGCCGGTGTCGCCGCCTGCGGCTTCTGCAACATACACAATAACCTTAATCTGGCCTTCCACGCCATCCGCCAACGTCAGAGCGTTTCCTGTAGCAGTAGAAGTAAATTTGGTGGTCAGTTGCGTAATATTAACCGCGCCAGCGCCAGATAAAGCTTGCGCGCCGCCGACGATAGGGCCGCTAAAGGTTTGCGTTCCGGTAAACGTCTGCGCCGCGTCGGTGCGCGCAATAGTAGCGCTTGTTGACGGGAACGTCATGGTGGTCGCGTCGGTGCCGGCCAAAGTTAAAGAATGGTTGACCGTAAAGGTTTTGCCTGAGCCAAGCGTAAAAGTAGACGTTGATCCCGGCGCAGTAATAGTTACGTTGTTTATAGTTGTTGCTGAAGCGACACCTAATGTTGGCGTCACAAATGTAGGCGTTGTCAATGTGGGGCTGGTCGCCAACACCACGTTACCTGTGCCGGTGGCCGCTGTAGCCCCGGTCCCGCCGCGGGCTACCGAAAGCGTTCCTGTAGTGCCTGCAATAATCGGAATGCCGGTGGCGTTGGCAAACAGATTTGTGAACGTGATCTTTTTGGTAATGCTGCTTTGCACCAACGGATAAACATCGGTCCCGGAAGTTGTGGTGGCTTCAGGAAGTTGTGATATGGCTACGGTGGTCATGATG